AAGTTGGCATTATCCAACAAACAAAGCAAAAGGCTCGGAGCGATTATTTCAGTCGTCTTTGAAGAACAACTCCCTGACGACATAGACAAAGAATTATTGAATAACGGCTTCATTCGCGAAACAGACAAAGCGATTGGCTATCAATATAAATTGACAGATAAAGGCATAGATGAAAAGAATCGTCTAGCAACTCTTGCAGGACTCAATATCAAATATCAAAGCGAAAGAAAAAAAGATGGGAAAGAAAAAACCAAAAAAGAGAAAATACTAATCAACGAAATCTAAGCGATTAACATAATTAGAGTCTGTGCGATCAGGCCGATTAGGCATATGCGGTACTTTGACCTATACAGGACGGCTGACTCAATCGCCCTTTCTAATTCTTTTTTATTCGTTTCTGTTCGCATATTCATCAGTAAAAAAAAGGGTCAGCATAAAAATGCGACCCCTTCTATTTTGGAGAAATGTATGAAATCAAACATACTTTCAAAGAAAACTATATCAGAAAGGTAGGCCGTCATCAACATCCTGATCCATGCTTTTCGTTTCATATAGTGTTTTTGCCAGTTCTTTACCAAATGAAGGTTTCAAACCATAGCTGACGAAAAATTTTTCCTCATTGCCAAATTTACTGTGCAATTCTGTGTGGTGTTTGAAACATATCGGTATCACATTGTTGTCACCAGAGCGCATAGAAAGGCCTCTAGAGCCATCATATGGCTTCAAGAGATGATGTACTTGTATTTGGTTGTTGGTGTTGCATATTGAACATGAGAGCCTAGAAACATATTCAAGGTGTTTTCTGTCAACCAATCTTTTCATTGGTTGAGAAATACTTTGCCTGTGATCTCATCCACGAATGCGAAGACCCATCCTTGCGCATCTCTCAGCATCCAGTAGCCTTGTTTGCGATTTCTATAACTGAAGTCTTGATGCATATCTTTGGTATTCTTTGATCCATTCACAAACTCGTGATGGTTTTTGCAGAATTTTAAATATCTTTCGTAGGCATTCTCAATGTTAGTTACTTTCCGTCTTTTCTTCATTCTGTGGATAATATTTATCAAACAGTTCTTTTGCTTCTGTTTCGGTCAACAGCTTGCGATTAAGATGCAGTCTTTCTGATTCGTTCATCAGTCTCCACATACTGAAATTCTCGTTGCGGCTTAACTCATCTGAATAGTTGAAAGTTGGCATATGCCCTCCTTATCTTCTTTTTTGTTTGTTTCCATAGGTCGGTGACTGTGGGTTTTTGCTTCCAGTCAACGCTCCAATCAAATCCCAACAGACCATCTCGCTTTTCAAAATACTTCTTTCTCTTCATCGTTTTGACCTCAGATCGTGTTCATTCCCATCTTGGTCAACACAGTGAATCCAGTAATATTGGTGTATCAAGTGTGAAATGACATGACTGTTAGTTGAGTTGTCAGCTTGTTGACAGATTCTTTTCAGCATCCGCATGGTGTCTTCATCTAGACGAATAGACACCCTCGTTTTATAAGGTATCTTGTCCATGGGTTTAATTTCTTGCATCAGGACTCACTACGCTATGAAGTATTTCATGCACACTGCCATTTGTTTTGTGAACATAAGCGAGAAACATACCTTCTGGGTTCTTCAACATCCAATACACCTCTCCTTCAACAGATTTTTCTTCATCAGCTTGGTCATACTGGAACCCTTTATCTGCTCTCTCGCAGATATACCTGTATTCAGCTTGTATAAAACCGAGTTTTTTCATCATGTATTTTCGTATTTTTCCCATTTTTCACGCAAAGCCGCTCTGTACCTTATGTGGCATTTCGCGCAGAGTGATGCAGGCTCTATGTAGTAAAGTAAACTTGAACGCATTTCTTCATCGCAGAGTTGACATTCTTGGAGGCACTCGCGATCATTTGTTATCTGTTCAAACGTGATTCCGTTTTCAATTATGTAGTCCCCGATTTTACTCATGAGAGTACCCCTGAACACTTATTCACGATTATTGAACCATAGTTCGGGTATTTCATACATTTCTTGTATATTTCCCAATCATTCTCGCTCAACATACCCATGGCCTTATGAATCGTCTCGTGCCTCATATCAATGTTATATTTTATTCTGATATTTTCTTCAACATGTTCTCTCAATGTAATCATATTTCTACTCTGTTATATTTAAAATAATCTTCACAAGCATCATCAAGGCCTATATTATCAACATAAGCCCATTGCGCTTTAGTGCCACCCCAGTAGCCTCTTACGGTGTTGTCTCTGGTTTCAACATATATATTCGGACCACCACCTGCGACCATCAGTTCGGCACCATGATAATTACCACTAATATCCATAATAAATTTAATATCGTATACATTTTGCAAATAATCATAACCATTGGGCACAAAATCATCTGGCTGATCTTCATCATGCCAACGCTCATATATTTCGGGATCATTTTGTTGTAGACCGCTTGATATGTCTTCTGCTATAGAGCGAACCAAATCCGTAAGTTCATCTTCCACAGCTTTAAGCTGGTCTTCGTAGGTCGTCGTTTCTGGGGGTATAGGTTTATCATTCAAGAATGAAAAATCAAACATATTCTCAAATGCTTTTTTCGGGCTGTAATCAAAAATATTCATCATAGTTACCTTTATTCAATTTAATATTATATTCATTGTTGCTCATTTTCTACTAAAAGTAAACCCAAAAAGGAATATTTATTTGTTTCAATCACTTTGACTGGTTTTCTGTTCATATCTTCTTGCCTCATTATTCCAATGTAAATCAAGTATGTCTGTCATTGTATACCTGACATCATTCAATCTAGAAACATCACTGAGGAACATTTCGTTCATCTCATTGATTCTGTCCAACACATCATCAAGTTTATTTATCGCTTGTAACAATTGGTTATATTTACTTTCTGAAAGTTTAATAATCACCATTTTTTGTTTCTTCTTTGCCATTTACTCTACTCCTTTTTCAAAATGGAACTGAATCATCGCTAGATGGTTTGTCCTGTTTTTTCGGGTATAATTTTACCCTCGTATATTCATTTCCGTTTGAAGCGGTCTTTTTGTAGCCGCCGAATTTATAAGGTTTGCCGTCAATCGTTATAGGACCGCCGATGTCTGGGCTACTTTCTGGGTCTATTTTGTCAGTGTTTATATAAATCCGGCCTACAGACATTGCCAATTCATATTTCTCATATTCGCCATCATCTGACGTGTACAAGAGTATAGAAAAATACCTGTCTTCACCATCTACGTTTATTTTCCCTTTGCGAACACATTGGACTTTATTTTCAAAAAATAATCTTCCTGTGTTCTCTGCGTTTTTGAATTCTTCACTTTCCATTCAATCTCTCCTTGATTTGTGATAACTCGTTTTCGTTTAAATTCAGCCTATATTGATAGCCTTTTGAGCCTTCAATGCTTGACCTTTGAACAACTTCTTTATTCATGTCTAGAGGCAACTTATATTTTCTTCTTCTTTCAATTTTTCTTATATTCCTTATTGAAGCTGAGATTGTGGGTTCGCCATAGAACTTACCCACTTTCTCATTTATGACTTCTTGTAATTGCCAATAAGTCCACCATTTGCCATTCAACAAACAAATAAAAATATAGTCATCTAAACAGCTTGCCCTCATTGTTTTAGGGTTTCGTATGCGACTATCATGTCATTGAAAACGCTTTTGAACTCATCATCATCTTTCAGTTCGCCATAGACTTTTTTTATGTTTGCTTTGTTTTTTTGGTAAAAGTCTCTGCATTTTTGTTCTTCGGGTTTACCCATGACTTTCCTTAACTCGTCAACATACTGAGATATTTCACTGAAGGAAGAAATCTTAGCCCCTTTTTCTGACAAAAGAACATATCTTTTGTTGAGGTCTGGTGCTTTTTCCTTGTTGTGTATTGCGTTTTCAACCTCAAAAGAACTGGCGAACTCTCCGCCGCCGAGCCCAAGGTTTGCCAATGCCCTACCGATTGCTGATGTTTCGCAGTTTTCAAGGGCAGAAGTTTTATTGATCATTCCTCTGTTCCTAAACTCTTCTGCAAACCCGTTCGCTACGGTTCTCCATTCTCCATCTTGGTATATAGTTATCGTTGCTTTAACGACTACCCTCTCAAGATCGCTGAAGACAACTTCAGTCGCAATGTTCGCATCACTACCGTAATGCCTTCTGAACATATCAGTTCTTGTTGGAACAGTGGCATACCATTTGCCTTTTATGTTCACTTTGTTTGGTTCAACGTCTTCTAACGAAGACAAGCCGATTATGGCCTGATTCAATCTATCCATCATTTTCTCCATATAGTTTTTGCATTCGCTGTTTCTTCCTCGCTCCACATCCAAGAATCAAAGTTTGGGAAGAATGCTTGTGCTATTTCATTTTTATCACCGATAGAGAGCAAACGCTGTATTGCTTTTGCTCCGCTAATCAAGTCTTCAAATTGTTCTTCAACGTCATCAACGACTATGGAACGAACATCTTTTTTTGTTTTGGTTACGTTGACATAATCAACAATCGCGGTTGACTGTTCCGCAGTTGCGTAAAGAGAAAGTTGCCTTTTAACTGTTTCGGGTATCTTTGATGGCATGCGGCTTACTGTTTTGATGTCTCTAACAACCCCTTCATATTGAAGGTCAATGAAACCGATGATTGGAACAGGCAACCCAACATCAATGCTGACGTGTTTTTGATATGAAATCGGTTTACCCATGTCACCATAGTAGGGGCATGCTGTTTGTATATATGTTGGTATCAGCCTTCTTTCTTTTAAAATCTTTGGGTCTGAATGGTCTGCTTCATTGTGTTCGGTTAGGCCTCTGAACCTTTTGATCGCTAACTCTTTTACTTTTTCTATGCTCGGTTTCTCTGAACTGAGGTATATTCCTATTGCTTCGTCAACCACTATTCCTCTCCAAGCGGGTGCGCCTGCTTTGGTTGGCATGTTGAATAGGTATTTGTATATGAACTTACACGGATCAGTGATATAGGTGTTGATGGAACTCGCTGACAAATGCTCAATTCCATGTTCTTCAAAATCATTTTTCATCATACATGCCTCAATGTTATTGTTTTTCAATTGAAACATCATTATAATTCCTTTAAGGAATATTTAAAAGGGGTTGGGGTGAATAAACCCTACGGAAAATGAAGCTCAGACAATACCTAGAAGAAGAAAAATTAACACAAGTTAAGTTCATTGATATTTGTGAAATGGCCACTGGGAAAACTATACCCCAACCGACACTCGCTAAATGGATATTGGGTGTTCGCATACCAAGGAAAGCTGAGATGGAAATGATACATTCTATCACTGATGGTAAAGTACAACCGAACGATTTTTATAATTTAGAAGGACAGACATGGCATTCAAAACATACATGAAAAAACTTGATGAGATCACACCTTACGAAGACAACGCGAGGATAAATGATAAAGCTGTTGAGAAAGTGGCGCAAAGTATAAGCGAATATGGTTGGCAATCACCAATTGTTGTTGATGAAGAAATGGTAATACTCGCTGGCCATTCAAGGCTGAAAGCAGCGAAGATGTTAGAAATCAAAACAGTTCCCGTCAAAGTTGCTGAAGGCCTCACAGATGCACAGAAAATGGCATATAGAATAATGGATAATAAATCGCAAGATTTCGCACAGTGGGACAATAAGCTCCTTTCTAAAGAGTTTGAGAGGTTAGCGAATATTGATTTTGATTTGAACATGACTGGTTTCGGCCTTGATGAAATAGCTAAACTCAATGAGAAGATGCTTGAGTTTGATTCACCTGAAGACGTCAATGAAATCGGTTTTGATATCAATGAGAACTTTGAGGTTCCCGAAACGAATGTGAAATCCTTCATGTTGCTTTATGACTTGAAACAGCTAGAGGAATTCAAAGGGATGCTTGATGTATTGAAAGAAAAATACAACATTGAGAATTATTCAGATATCGTGTTTGAGGCCGTCAAGAATGAGTCAAACACCTAGATATACATTCAGCCCAAAAATGACTGAAGAAGAAGCGAATCAGTTGATGGGCACATATGCAGAAGAAAAACACTTCAGCACTGTTATAAACGATGATTGTGATGCTTATAGCGATAAAGGTGAGCCGCTGTTTTTTTTCCGGAAAAATAAAATACCTTCCAAAATTTGCAAAGATGCGTACATAGGCCTCAAGCCTGCAGCAGTTATTAGTGAGAACAGGGGTAACGCGGCAGGACCCCTTTCATATGCTGATGGCGCGACTGGTGTCAACGATGCCGCTAATAATGTTCAATTGAATGATCGCAGGTTCAGAGTGGTCAAGCAAGACGGAACTTTGTCAAAAGTTTCAAGGGCAAAAAAAGTTCGCTCAGGTATTGCCGGATATTTTGATCGCAATGTGAGGTTTCCATATTGTAGGCAAACACAATACACAGAACAACATCTTGAGAAGTTCGCAAAGGGTGTTCCGATGTTGAAATATATCTCAAAAATGTACGAACAAGCTTGTCCAGAAAGATACGCGCAACATAAAGAAGTTGTTGACCGCACTAGTAGTGATTTCGTGATTACGGACACAGTGTTCACAACTGTCACCATCAACAAGAATTTTCAGACCGCATATCACAAAGATGCAGGCGATCTTGAGTGTGGCCTCGGAAACCTTGCTGTTTTAAGCGCAGGAAGTTATGAGGGTGGTTATACAGTCATGCCGAGGTGGGATGTCGCTTTTGATTTATCAAGTGGAGATGTTTGCTTTTTTGACGTGCACGAAGTACATGGAAATACAGCAATGACTTCAAAAAGGCCGTTTGAACGCATATCAATCGTTTGTTATTACAGGAAACACATGGTTCATTGTGGAACCATCAAAGAAGAGCTTGAAAGGGCGAAAAACAGGAAAGAGGGAGATAAAATAAACGTATGAGAATATTGATACCAACATATATGAGAGAAGAATCTCAAATTTCATTGAAAGGGATTAAGCAAGTATATGATGGCGAAGTTTTTTTGTGCACGGACACAACGAGATATGATTACCTCAAAGCATTGAACCCTTGGGCTGAAGTTATAGATATTGGAATTACTGACGGAATCGCTGACACGCGACAGAAGCTCGTTGATATCGCTGACGGTGAAAAAATATTCATCGTTGATGACCAAGTTAAATTTTATGAAAGAACGCCAGCAGGCCGAATCGTCAGCATAAGCCCCAAAGGTTTTAAAAAAATGATGAACGAAATAGAAGATGCTCTTGACGATTATGCTTGGGTGGGTGTTTCAGACAGGGCAGGTAACAACAGGGTTACAGAAGGCACAGCAGAATTACAACGATCATATTCATGTTATGGAATCAACACAAAAACATGGAAAGAGAACGAGATAAACTTCAATGGATTGTATGAAAAAACTGGCGCCAAGTTGTTTGAAGATTTTTATGCATTACTCAGTATGTTCACCAAAGGAATGAAGAATCTCGTTTTATATAACTATGCTTTTCATCATCCGCACGGGAAAGTCGGCGGTAACTCAGAATACAGAACAAATGAAACACAAGCATTTTGTTACACGATGTTGAGAGATGAGTTTCCAGACTTCGTCAAATTGAAATACAAAAAGAACCCAACATGGACGACAGACAGGTCAGATGACAAGCGTTTAGAGTCAATAATTTCATGGAAAAAAGCATACGAAAGCAGTCAATAGTTCTTGATCTTGATGATACGATCTGTTTTCCAGACCATAATCAGAGCGACACCTTTCTGAAATACGGAAGAGCGAAACCGAATAGCGCTGTCATTGAGAAGTTGAGAGAGCTTCATTCAAATGGTTGGTACATCATCATAAATTCAGCGAGAAGAATGCTCACACACTCTGGTGATATTTCTAAAATTGAAGCTGACGTTTCACTCACAACGAAAGTTTGGTTACGAGATAATGGCGTTCCGTATGATGAGTTGATATTCGGCAAACCATATTCAAGCAGTTATTACGTTGACGACAAAGCGATGACAATTGAGGGTTTTATAAATTGGCGAACCTAGTTATACCAGCCGCAGGCTCTGCAACAAGGCTTCAGCCATTGTCAGCTAACACCAGTAAAATAATGGTCAGAGTTAACGGTAAACCATGCCTTGATTATATAGTTGAAAGCGCGAAGAAAAGTTCAGAAATAGAAGAGATCGTGGTTGTTGATGGCGCTTTTGATGATATAAGAAGATATTGTTCAAACAAACACCCTGAAATAAAGTTTGCCAAACAACCTGAGCTAAAAGGACCGAGAGACGCTGTTATGATAGGTTTGAATGCTCTTGAATGTAAGGAAACATCGGTTGTTGTTTGGTTAGGTGATGCGATAATATTACACGATGAATTACCAATAGGAACTGATTTTTTACTCTGTAAAGAAGTTGATGACCATAGCGCTTGGTGTATGTGGGACGGAAAGAACTATTGGGACAAGCCGAAAGAAAACATAAACAATGCGCACGCACTTGTTGGCCTTTATTCTTTCAAAGATGCAAAACTTGCAACGGAATGTTTCAACGAAAGTGATAGTTATGATATTTCAGACGCGCTGAAGCGCTATCAAGAGTTTGGCGCTTTTGAAAAAATATTGACCGAAGAATGGTATGACATCGGAGAGCTGCAAACATACTACAAAACTTGTGCGAGTTTGTTGAATCAAAAATCAAGGATTTTCAACAATTTAGTCTATGATCCCACCATAGGAACAATCACAAAACTGCCTGACTATCACGATGAGAGCTCAATACAGAAGATTAAAAACGAGAAGAATTGGTATGCCTCACTCAACAACGAACAGAGTTTTTTTACCCCTAGGATAATGCGTGAAAAAAATGAATTGACGATGTCCTATGAGGCCGGAACATTGCTTTCAGACTTGATGTTGTATGATGATTTACCGAGTTCTGTTTGGGAGTATATTTTGAACAAAGTGTTTGAGATCAAAAGGAATTATTTTGAAGAAGCGTTGAATCATGAATTCATTGATTTCAGTGAGGAATCAAGGAAAATGTGGCTCGGTAAAAGTGAAGAAAGAATAAAACGAACAACCTTTAGCAATGGCGAGAAGTCAAAATTGTTAGAAATAGCACAAACACTCTGGAAGAAAACAAGGCCTATAAATTGTATGCATGGCGATTTACATTTAGGGAACATACTATATAACCAAACAACTGATCAATTTAAATTCATAGACCCTAGAGGCCAATATGGTGATCTAGTTGAGACAACTCTCGGAGATAACCTTTACGATTATTGCAAATTATCACACGACTTGATCCATGGTTATAACGCTATGCAAAATGGTGTTGAGCATAACCGAGTCGTTACTGACGTTTTCGTCAAACTGCTCAAGAAACACGGCCTACCCATCAAAGAGATACATGATGGCGGTTTATTGTTATTGGCGACCTGTATACCTTTACACTATGAAGACGCTGTGAGGCAAGAACGATTCATGCGATATGTTCAATCAAAATTATAATCATTCCAATCATCGGGCATGTTTTGTGTTTCATAATTTCTCGTTTTAAGGTTATAAACGAACTTGGCTTCACCGATTTTCCCGTATAAATCCTGTTCTCTGATCTTACGAATGATGACCCTAGTTGAGTTTTCATCAAAATCTCGGTGTACGGTCATGATTGCATCAGATTGGTTGTGCCAATGAGCCGCTCCGCTTATATCATATGCGGTTGGCGGCAAGTAACCGCCACCATCCGTTTTTGGTAGTTTCGTCGGGTGTGCCACAACCCATGTGACTATGTCATGTATTTTTGAGAATCGCTTACATGTGGATATAAAATCCCTGATGTGTTCATCTTCTCTCGCTCTACCCTGTCTTTTCGCATCAACTTCGTTATAGGGGTCAATTATCAGACCATCTATTGAGTATTTGAAACAAGCGCTTTTCGCAACCGAAAGTATATAGTCAATGTTGGGAACTGATTCACGAGCCTCAATGAAATAGAAATGTTTATGAATCCAACGCATACCTTCGGCAATTTCTTCTTTCGTCATCCTAGTATCAAGCGTTTGGTCAAAAGGTTTCTTCGTGTACATCTGCAACAATCTCCTGATGTGCATTGATGTTGAATGTTCAGGGCTGAATACAGCGAACCGCATATTATGATTCAAAGCCAAATTCAGCAAAATTTGATCAAGGAACAGGCTCTTACCATGGTTTGGTATTCCTGTTATCACATGAAAAGTTCCTTTCATAACTTTATATATATCGTCAAGGCCTTTCATTCCTATCGTGTATGGCTTCTCATAGTTGCCTTCATATAAATCCTGTATCTGGTTCCAATAATCGTTCGCTGTATATAGGCCATCAACGGGATAAGGTTCGCAATTCTGTATCATTTCTCTGAGCATCACTGCTCCATGTTTCATGAGAACCTCATTCGCATCTTTACAGCCCTCTGGCAATCTAACGTACCAGCACAAATCTTTGCCGAAACGATGTAATAGTTCTTTGTGCAAAGCCCTTCCGCTTTTGTCATTGTCTGTGAACAGTATTATCTTCTTGGCAACGAGAGGGCAGTTTCTGAGGGGCTCAAACCTCAAGTCATCCTTTTCGCCTTTGTATTCTTTGGGCGCACCGTTCGGTAATGTCGTTGCATAATTTATACCGACCTCTGCAAGCGATAGAACATCCATTTCACCTTCACAGAATACTACTGTGTCGCTCTTGTATATGTTGTCATAATTATAAAGTGTTGGTTTCGTGTTCGGTGACTGCTTGAATGATTTGTCAAGGGTTCTGAATTTTATGTTCGCCAGTTGGCCTTCCTTGTCGTAGTATGGAAACGCAATCCACTTGCCGTCATTGTAAATTCTAAAAGAATCAACTGTTGTCTTGCTCAAGCCTCTTTCTTTGAGGTATTCATATACGAAGTCATCGTGTTTCTTTTCTTTCACAACCGGAGGAACATACTCTTTCTTCTTTTCATACCTTCTGTACTTGCCATAAGAAAGCGCCCAAGAACCTTTATACTCACAATGGTGACAATACCATACTGCACTATCACTCTTGATCGTGAGTGATAGTGGGTTGTCTCTAGGGTTATGTTTATCTGGTTGGCAAACAGGGCATTTTATCTTTTGGTTTCCTGTGTTTGTGTGCTTCGGGTTGATACCTTCCGCACTGAGTTTTTCATATAATTCCATACCTATCCCGCAATGTTGTTCATGTTGTTTCGCTTGAATTCTTTTCTGCTGACATAACCTTCATCGTCAACCGAGAAATAATCCATCCATCTTTCTTGGTTCAACCAAGTTGTTGGATGTGGAATGAATTTTAAATCATTATTACGGCTTTCATATTTAAATCTTTTTGCACCGTATATGACGCGATCATAAAATTTGCAGTCAATCTTGAAGAAACTTTTCTCGGCCGTCTTTTTTCCCACTTTTTTTGGATATATCTTCCAGAACTCATTGAAACTCTGATTGATATTAGTTTTTGTATAATCTTTTGTATTATCAGGTTCAGACACCCCAACCCTCAGGGGCTTCTGGCGGGTAGGGGTGGATTCACCCGACGATAACAACAAAGTGTATCTATTTGAGGTGAAACCACCGTCTTTGGTTTTTCTGTGCTCAATCTTTAGATACCCCAAACTCTCAAACTCTTTGATTGTTTTCTGTATTCCTTTTGTGTCTTTCAGGCCGATGATCTTAGCAATATGTTTATGAGAAGGGTAACACTGGTTGTTTTCATCAGCGTAACTACCTAGTAGTAGCAGTATCAGTTTTTTCGTTGGGGTAAGCCCATCAGTTCTCCACGCGGCATTCATCATTTCAATTGACATCACTCCCCCTCATACGAGCCCACCATTCAGGCATTTCATTGTGTTTCCAAACTGCGTAGTGCTTTTCATTGACCATATAGTCGCGATACGCTTGTGTGTGCGCCTCATTTTTATATACATCTGGCATCGCTTGTGCGAAAGGGGTAAGTTTGCCTTCTGGAATTGATAAACGACCTACAGTTAGCGGCAACAACAATCTCTCGCAAGCGTGTGTTTTGTTATATCGTTTTGTATATTCATCGCACAGGGTTCTAAAATGTGACAACAACCAACCATAGTTGCTTCTATTTTCCCTCGCCCAAACTGTGCAAGGATGATTAACATAAGCGCTTTTATAGAGGCCTAGGGTGTCGCAATAATCTTCGCTCATATACCTACGGAGTGCGGTACATAACATTTGTGCAGACTCAAGCGTCATTTTAACGACGAGTTTATCTGGCAAAGATCGGGCTGACACCCTAGGGCTTTTTGACGTTGCGAATATATTCATGTTTCTGTGCCTTGTTTTTTATAGTGTTCATCAATCAGTTCTAACGCTACTTCCTTCGCTTGTTTCCATGTTTCGTATGCATGTTCAGAGTCAAAAGAGACATCGTCGTCGTCTGTTTGTGTCTTATCATAAACATAAATGACTAGTTCTTCTTCATACCAATCATCGTGATAGATTTCTAACCAATCATGTTTCTCGCACAATTCTTTACATACTTGTTTTGGGTGTTTGCCTTTCTTGCGTTTAGTCATAGGAATACGCTCTGCTGTAAGACGCTCATTGTCGTATTTCTTTTCGTATTGGCCTAACTGACGTTCAACCTTTTTCATACTGTTATCAATACGCTTTAGATTAGACTGATATTGTTTTTGTTTTTTGAGCAAGTTAGCTTTTCGTAGTTTCAGTTTTTTATAGTTTTTAGCTACGACATTTATCTGCGTGCCTTTATGCACATTCTTACTACGCATATCATCTATATCAAACCTTGCACCAATGATTTCATAATCGCTTACTTCAAGAGGGTCGCTCCTATATTGTTTATGGCCGTAACCATAACTGTGGTATAACTCATGCGCGAACAGATAGCTCAACTTCTCTAAAGTTATATTTTCGGAAACCGATAAATATACATCCCATTCATCTGCTGTAGTGTAAACCTTACCAACATATGCACGGCCACTATAACCTTCAGCTTTGTTTGCGATTTGCACCTTCAAGCTATTCCAATGTGGCAACCTACCTTCTCTTATCGCTACCAAGTTATGTATTAGTGTGAACAGAGGCTTTAGTTTTATGCTGTCAAATTTTGATGTGTTCTTAATTATCTTCATTACACGAACCTCTCAACAGGCCTGCCTCTTTCGTCAAACTCTGTTTCAGGTGTGGTCTCAACATAAGAAGCATATTGGCATTCACCACGATGACCTACCCAACCGATATACATACCTTTCTCATCATTCATGAACCAACCGCCTAGACGCTGACTTGAATGTTCTTCTGAAGGTGTGTGTGGGTAATTTTCAGGTGCGTTTTCCATGAAAAGGCTGAACGCTTCTGTGTAAGTTTTTTCATTGAACTGTTTCATTTTTGTCTCCGTAATCAAAGTTAATATTCATTTCAATATATTCATTATCGTTCATTTTAATAAAAAAGTAAACCCAAAAAGGAATAATATTTATCAGTTTATTATAAAAACCTTGTTTTTTAATGCTTTTATGGAATATTATCCAAAGAATACTTGAGAAATAATGAGTAAAAAAACCACAGTAAATAAAAAACTCACTGAGTCAACGAAACTCAAAATGCGTAATGACTTCGTTCAAGGCCTTGACGATGAAGGACAAAAAACCTTCCCAACGCTTGATCAACTCATTGGCAAGTACAGAGTAGCCAAATCAACAACATATAGAGTCGCATCGCAAGAAAACTGGAAACAACAACGCGCTCAGTTTCAAGAAAAATACACACAAGAGCTTGATGAAAAAAGAACGAAAGAAATGATTAAAGAATCAAAACAGTTTGACAATTCAAGCATAAATCTTGCGAAAGGAATATACAGCTCGGTTGCGCAGATGCTACAAGATAACAGCAGAAAAACGCAAGAAGGAAAAAACACATTATCACCACAAGCGATTAGAAGCTTGGCGACTGCCGCAGCTACCGCACAAAGAATAGCGAAACTCGCACTAGGTGAATCAACGGAAAATATAAATGCCAACGTCAAAGACAGCAGGTCTTTCAGAGAAGCTATGGAACTCTTGGACGAGGTTGCAAACGCCAAACGAAATGGCGACTTGGAATCTTTACACTAGATGGATAGCTACAGCGAGAGATAAGCAACTACAGCCTTCAGAAGAACATTTCATTTGGCTCATACTCGCAGGTCGGGGTTGGGGTAAAACCAGAACCGGAAGTCAAGATATCGCATTATATGCATTGAGAAACCCTAACACGATATGCGCGGTTGTTGCGCCAACACACGGAGACTTACGAAGGGTTTGTTTCGGCGGTCCTTCAGGCCTGATGAATGTGATTCCAGACGAATGCCTTGAACAAGGCAAAAGCCAAAAAGGTTATTCTTCATCTCTGTCAGAAATACGTTTAGCAAACGGCTCTAAGATCATAGGCTATGCGGCACAAGAACCAGAAAGGCTTCGTGGTCCACAATTTCACAGAGCATGGTGTGATGAGTTAGCCAGTTGGCGGTACAGTGAAGCTTTTGACCAACTGATGTTCGGCTTGAGGCTAGGTGATGATCCACAATGTATAATCACAACAACACCAAAACCAACTAAACTGATAAAAGAACTCGTCACCAGAGAAGATGTTGTTGTTACTCGTGGTAGCACGTTTGAGAACGCAGAGAACCTAGCAGAAAGCGCACTTCAGATGATGAGGGATCGTTATGAAGGCACAACACTCGGAAGACAAGAATTATACGCGGAAATCATAGACGGAATTGAAGGCGCATTGTGGTCAATGCCAATTATTGATGAAACAAGAATCAAACAAGAACCTGAAGATTTGAGAAGAATCGTTGTATCAATTGACCCTGCGGTCACTTCTAACGAAAATTCTGATGAAACAGGAATTGTTGTTGCAGGGGTGGATTACAACAATAATTATTATATACTTGATGATGTGAGCGGTGTGAAGAGTCCGGACGAATGGGCGAAGACCGCTGTACGTTGTTACTATGAATGGGAAGCCTCAAGAGTGGTAGCAGAAGTAAATAATGGTGGAGACCTAGTGGAACGAATCATCAGATCAGTAGATGCAAATATTCCATATACTGCGGTAAGAGCTTCCAGAGGGAAAATGGTAAGAGCAGAACCTGTTGCGGCACTCTATGAGCAACGCAGGGTTCATCATGTAAACAGCTTTCCAGAATTAGAAGATCAAATGTGTTCATACACAGGTGAAAGGAATCAGAGTAGCCCTGATAGGTTAGATGCTATGGTATGGGCAATCACCGAGCTTTCACGCTCAACAGGACAAGCACAATGGAGAATAACATAATGGCATGGTATAATAGATTATTGAAGAATATCTTCGCGATTGGTGATGACGCAAAACAAGCACCAGTCGTGCAATATTATGGTGTGGGTTCAGCCGCGCCGAATAAAGATAAATATGAGGATTTAGCAGAGGATGGTTATCTCAAGAACGCCATTGCCTATCGTTGCGTAAATGAGATAGCTCAGGGTGCTTGCTCTGTTCCTTTTAAACTATTGAGTGGTGAGAATGAAATACCAGAACACCCTTTGTTGTCATTACTCAATAGGCCAAGCCCAATGTCTTCGGGCAACGAGTATTTCGCATCACTTTACAGCTATCTATTATTGAGCGGTAATGCATATATGTTGAGAAGCGGTCCTGAGTTTAGTGAACCGCAAGAGCTACATTTGTTGAGGCCAGACCGTATGCGTATCGTAGCATCAAACAGAAGCGTGCCAGAGGCATACGAGTATGTCATAGGCGGGAGAGTTATAGAACGTTATACCGTAGACCAAGAAACAGGCACGGGCGAAGTGAAACATATGAAGATGTGGCACCCACTAGACGATCATTACGGATTATCACCTATGGCTGCAGCAGCAGTGGACATAGACCAATACAACTTAGCAGGCAAGCACAACGTCAACCTTTTGTTCAATGGCGCTAGGCCTTCAGGGGCTGTTATATTCAAGCCGAGAGATGAATCAGGTATGCCAACTTATTTGAGTGAATCACAAAGACAACAATTGATGACTGACCTTAAGAATCGGTTTAGCGGTACGAGTAACACAGGAAGGCCACTGCTACTTGAAGGTGATTTTGATTGGAAAGAAATGGGGTTAACACCGAAAGACATGGATTTCCTCAACCTCAGGCACCTGTCCGCGAAAGATATTGCATTATGTTTCGGTGTGCCGAGTCAGTTAATCGGTGTGCCTGATGCGCAGACTTATTCAAACATGGCAGAAGCAAGGCTGGCATTATATGAAGAAACCATCATACCATTGATGCGACGAGTAGAATCCGACCTGAATGAATGGCTCGTTCCACAGTTTGATGAATCTTTGACTCTTGTATATGACTATGACGACATACCTGCGCTCACTGAAAGAAGAAGAATGATATACACGAACGTTATTGAAGCGGTGAGAGACGGAATCATTACACGAAATGAAGCGAGAGAGAGACTAGATTTAGAGCCAATTGATGGCGGTGATGATATCTACATCAACGCAAATATGTTCCCTTTGGGTTTTGATGTTCCGCCAGAGGATAAAGATGCGACTAACAATGATGAATTATTTGAGGATGTTTACGGAGATGATGCTTTTGATAAAGCGATCTCTGACATTGATTTCAGCCCGACAGGTGGTATGAAATCGGAAGCACAGAGAGGCTTAGAATGGCGCAGAGAGCATGGCAGAGGCGGTACTGAGGTTGGTATTGCTAGAGCCAGAGACATAGTGAATGGAAAATCACTATCGGCAAGCACAGTCAAAAGGATGTATAGCTTCTTCTCAAGGCACGAAGTAGACAAGCAAGCAGAAGGATTCAGGCAAGGCGATAAGGGATATCCTAGTAATGGTCGTATCGCATGGGCTTTATGGGGTGGAGATGCAGGGTTCTCTTGGTCAAAGAAAAAAAGAAACCAAATAGAAAATGAGTCAAAGGAAGAAATCAGAAAAGATGTGTTCAGCACACCACAAGAGGCGCAAGAAAGAGCTGATGAGATTGGCTGTGATGGAACCCACTCACATGATGAAGATGGCCGAACCATATATATGCCATGTAATACGCACGAAGAATACGAATCGCTCACAGGTGAAGACGTGAAGATGACTGTTGAGGATTTGCATCAAACAGCGAAACAATTACTGAATGGCAAGTGAACCTATCCGCTAGTAAACAAAATCTAGCAGTTGATAGGCCGATAAACCTAGAAAGGATATTCAGACGAAGAATCAACTACTCATTTGAAGTAAGGGCGCAACTGCGTTTGCGCAACAATTTAGAATTAGTCCTTTTTAGCAGGCTTCAGAACTTAATAAGGAAACACATCAGACAACAAGCTGAAGATTTGAGAAATAATCAACTCAATCTGCAAAACTCCGAAATACGATTCCTTGAATCATTGAAGCTGTTGATGGCCATACATTACAAGAGAATATTCATGGCGATATATGAAAGGAACATGAACATCTATCAGAACCTTCAAAAAAAACAAGATGCGTTTGATTTTAGTAATGTTGACTTTGAGAAAGTAGTTGCGGGGTATATATCAACTAATACTATCAGATTGGTTGGAATTTCTGCAACACTCACAAAAAACATAAAAAAAATAATAGAAGAAGGATATCGTGAAAACCTATCAAGTGCCGTTATCGCAAGGAACTTAGAGCGTGAAATACCGACGATAAGCAGAACGAGAGCTCTGATCATCGCACGAACAGAAACTCACAGCGGAGCATCATTCGCTAACCATAAGTACCATGTTGATGTCGGTGATAGCCTCGGTATAGATTTCTACAAGAGATGGGTCGCGGTATCAGACGGAAGGACGAGGCCTGAACACAGGGAAGCAAACGGACAAACAGTGAGAATGAATGAAAAGTTTGAATTATCACACCCGAAAAGAGGCACAGTTTTTATGGACAGAGCAGGCGATCCATCTGGCGGTGCGTATCATTCAATAAATTGTAGGTGTGTTATTACTTATGCTGAGAACCCTGATGACTTGGATTAGTACTATATGTTGTGCTAGACTTTTGTGTAATATAACTTATATTGTATGAAATGCCGAAACCTAAACCCGAAACAGGCGAAGCAAAAAAAGATTTTATAAATAGATGTATGGGAGACGACATTATGGCAACAGAATATCCAGATTCTGACCAGAAACCAGCTGTTTGTGCAAACGCATACGATGACTCCGAAGATTCCAAAGAGAATGACAACCAATTAGAAACCAAGCAATACATTGAAATAAACACCGAGCTCAAAGCAACCGAAGGAGATGACGAAGGTATCTTCAATGGTTATGGCTCAATCTTTGGAAACAAAGACTTAGGCAATGATATAGTTGAGAAAGGTGCGTTTCTAAAGAGCTTGAACGACAGAGGCGCAAGAGGTGTCAAGCTATTATGGCAACACAAGACAGATCAGCCTATCGGAGTTTTTGAAGAAATCCGAGAAGACAACAAAGGCCTGAAGGTCAAAGGCAAACTCGCACTCGGCACACAAGGCGGTAAAGAAGCATACGAATTGATGAAAATGGGCGCACTGGATGGAATGTCCATTGGATATCGTGCTGATCCTGCAAAACAGAAGTACGATGAAAAGAACAAAAGGCGATTTCTGAAAGAGGTAGACCTCATGGAAATCAGCTTAGTAACCTTCCCTATGAATCCGAGAGCTACGATTCATGCGGTCAAAGGTGAAGATATGAACATCAGGGATTTAGAGAAAGGACTGCGTGATGCTTTCAGTTTTTCTAGGTCTGATGCAAAAGTCGGTGCAAAAGCACTGCATGACACCTTTAATAAACAGCGAGATGCTGAAGAAAAAGGTGACATAGAACTCTTAGAAGCCATACGGCAAACAACAACATTCTTAACTAAAATTACTAAGGAATAAAAAATGTCTGAAGAAAATATCGTTAAGGAAGCTATCTCTGATATGGGCAAAGCGTTTGAGGAATTTAAATCCACAAACGACAAGCGTTTAGAAGAGATTGAAAAAAGGGGTTCTGCTAACTCTGAAACTGAAGAAAAGTTGGCTAAAATTGAAGCTGACTTGGATAGGTTTGAGGGTGTCAACCAACAGTTGACAAAGCAAGCTCAGGCTCAAGATGCTGTTAAAGATCAAGTAGATCGTATTGAAACTATGTTGAAAAGACCAGAAATGGGACTTTCTACACAGTCTATAGACGAGAAAGCTCAAATCTTTGAGAAGTATCTGAGAAAAGGAAAAGAATCATTAGACGAAGTTGAGCTTAAAGCTCTGACTGTATCTAATGATACTACTGGCGGATATTTGGCTCCACCTGAATATGTGCAAGAACTTTTGAAAACAGTGACTGAAATTTCACCAATCAGAAGTATTGCTCGTATCAGAAGCACGGGTCAAAGATCAGTCCAGATGCCTAAAAGAACTGGTCAGTTCTCAGCACAATGGGTAGCTGAGTCTGGTACTCGTTCAGAAACAACTGGTTACACAGTTGGGATGGAAGAGATACCTACTCACGAAATGTACGCATTGGTTGATATCTCTGAGCAAGATTTAGAAGACACTGTCTTTGATCTTGAAGCAGAAATGTCAGGTGAGTTCGCAGAGCAGTTTGCTAAGGCAGAAGGTACTGCATTCGTTAGTGGTAATGCTGTAGGTCGCCCTGAAGGGCTTCTTACCAATAGTTCAGTTGGCGAAACAGTAAGCGGTAGCGCTTCTGCGATTGCGGCTGATGGCTTGATTTCACTAGTCCACGCTGTAAAAAGTGACTATGCTAGAAACGGAACGTTTGTCTTTAATAGATCAACACTCGCTTCTGTCAGAAAGCTAAAAGACACAGCAGGACAATATGTGTTCCAAGCAGGTATGATGCTCACTAGTGGAGTACCTAACTCCGTTCTAGGTCATCCCTATGTGGAAGCAACTGATATGCCAGATGAAGGTAGCAATACCTACCCTGTGCTTTTCGGTGATTTCGCTAGAGGTTACATGATCGTTGACAGAGTCCAACTAGCTGTTTTGCGTGATCCTTTCACACAAGCAACTAGCGGTAATGTCCGATATGTAGCAAGACGTAGAGTTGGCGGTCAGGTAATACAGGCTGAAGCGATTCGTAAACTTAAATGTTCAACATAAGGGGTAGTATATGAGAGATTTATCTAACAATATCAATCCTGCTGTTAGTATCATCAATGCGGTAAAAACTGCCGCAGGTAATGGTACTGGCGTTGATCTACAAGGTTATGAAAGTGCAACCATTTTGGTTGACGTTGGCGCAGAAGGCGACACTCTATCTAGCTCAGTTTACTTTGAAATCTCATTGGAGCATTCTGATGATGATTCAACTTACACTGATTGCGCACAAGCTGACATCATAGATGGAACCATTTCCGCAGGCGGAATTTGGCTCAAACTAGATGGTACAGCGAATGGCAACCCAGATAGCGCAGGCGGAATCTTCCGTGTGGGCTATGTTGGTGGCAAGAGATATGTAAGAGTCGTTCTAGCTAAAACTGGCACTCACTCTAATGGCACACCTATTGGTGCTATGGTCGTTAGAGGACACGCTAGGAATAGCGCAGACAACGCTTTCACAGAACATAACGCTTAATCTAACAGGTTAAAGGTCGTTGAAATGATATATATGGCCTTATTGAGTTTAAAAGAGGAAGGGTCTGTTGATTCTTCCGTCATAAAAAGACACTTCCTCTCTCATTTAATATAGGTAATAAAAAATGGCAAAATATAAAGTAATAGTTCCAAAAGCGGGGGCAGCAGACAAGCACGGAACCAGTGCGAAGTTGTACCCAGTAGACGAAATTGTAGATGCCAGTGAAGATTGGCAAGAAGAACTAATGCAGACGTTCATGGCAAATGGATGGGCTGTAGAAGTCAAGGTTGATGCTCCAGAAGAAGCAAAACGTGCAAGAAACGAGAAAGGTCAACTCAAAGCAGATGATCCTTCAACACCTGATGTCAATGAGGCATGGGAAGGTGGAAAAGCACCAACCAAAAAGAAAACAAAGAAAAAGGCAGTTGCTAAGAAAAAGACTACGAAAAAAGCCAGTAAGTAAGCTTACTAAGGGTAATGGCAAATGACCGCAGGCTTTCATCATTTCGTAATTGAACAAGGTGCAACATTCAGCAAGACGCTGACGCTGAAAGATTCGTCAGATACTGTAATTAACCTCACTGGTTATACTGCAGGTGAAATGGATTTAAGAGTCAATCATGACTCAAGCAGTGCCTATCTCACACTAACAACAGCAAATGGCAGAATGTCATTAGGCGGTACAGCAGGTACAGTAACCCTCACGATATCTGCATCAGATACATCAGGTTTAGATATTCAAGATGGTGTTTATGACTTAGAGCTTACTGATGGCAATTCTAATATATATAGAATCTTGGAAGGAACATTTCAAGTTAGACCACAGGTAAGCAAATAATGGCAGTCAGCTCGGTATCAGTTAGTTCTACAGACACAGTCAATACAGTAACTGTTACTGATACTAGCAATATCAGCGTTGTTACCGTAGGCACTCAAGGCCTCGGTGGACCAAGTACAGTTTTAGGAAGAAGCGTTGCAAGCCTCACAGCAGGTTCTGCTGATGACAATGCACTTCTAATTTATGAGCATGCAAATGAAGCATGGACAACCACTAAACAAATTGATGATGCAATCAATATAGGTGCTGTAACAGTTAGAAGTGGTGGAGTAGCAACATTACCAGAGATTAGAACAGCAACCATCAAGTACAGCGATGGTGATGCGGCAATAACCATAGCAGATGGTGGAACTGTAAATATTGCAGCAGTCAACTTAACCACAGTAACGCTCTCAGGAAAGCTGACAGCGGACAACAACGAAATAGAGGGTAACAACTTTGATATCAATGGTGGTGATATCGCCAGTGGCGTTACAATCAATAAATCACCAACAATAACTCTGGCAGGTGACTTATCAGGTTCTGCTACCCTCACCTCTTTAGGAAACGCTACTCTAACAGCTACAATCACTGCTGATGCCACTGCTTTAGGCACAGATACCACTGGTGCTTATGTAGAAACAATCGTTGCAGGAGAAGGCATAGACGTAAGCGGATCAGGTAGTGAAACAGCAAATGTTACTATCAGCGCAGAAGATGCCAGTGATTCAAACAAAGGTATTGCTAGCTTTAGTGCTACTGATTTCTCAGTATCAAGTGGCGCAGTAACTCTACAAGCAGAGAGAATACAAGACTTAGTGGGAGCTATGGTTTCATCTAATACTGAAACAGGTATTAGTGTTGTATACCAAGATGCAGATGGAACGCTAGATTTTTCAATCTCAGATGCCTCTGATAGCGTGAAAGGTATAGCAACATTTGATGCAACAGACTTTTCTGTTAGCTCTGGTGATGTGACCATAAATGCTGAACGCATTTCTGACATTGTTGGTGCAATGGTCAGCTCTAATACAGAAAGCGGTATATCTGTTACATACCAAGACTCTGACAACACTATAGATTTTGATGTTGGTGATTTTGATATTGCTCTCACAGGGGATGTAACTGGTAGTGGAACAGTAACAAATCTAGGAAATGTCAGCATAACAACTACAGTTGCTGCAAACAGTGTCGCACTTGGCACAGACACCACAGGAGATTATGTAGGCACGATTACTGGTGGGACTGGTATTGATTCAACAGCCGCAACCAGTGGAGAAGGAACAACACATACATTGAGCTTAGACCTCAATGAGCTTACAACAGAGACAAGCATTGCTGATGCAGATTTTATAGCAATGGTAGATGCGACAGATGATGGCTCAGGAAAAATCACATTTGAGAACCTAGAAGATGCCATATTCTCATCTGTCAGTGGCGATGTTGCTATTGCAGAAGATGGGACAGCCACAATACAAGCAAACAGTGTTGCTCTAGGTACAGATACAACAGGAAATTACATGGCAGAGGTGTCCGCAGGAGAAGGCATAGACATCTCACATACGCAAGGAGAAGGCTCTACAGCGACCATATCAGCCGAACTTGCAACAGAAACCAATGCAGGTGTTGCCACATTTGATGGAACAGACTTCACAGTTTCCAGTGGCGATGTAACAATCAATACAGAAAGGGTACAAGATATCGTAGGAGCAATGGTTGGTTCCAATACGGAGTCAGGCATTTCGGTGACTTATGATGATGGAGATGGCACATTAGATTTTAATGTAAGCGATCCAACAATCACAATAGATGGGGATATGAGTGGTTCTGCCACAATGACCAATCTTGGCAACACCACGATCACTTCAACGCTAGATACAGTCAATTCCAATGTTGGTTCTTTTGGTAGTGCGACAGTTATTCCTGCAATTACAGTTAACGCAAAAGGCTTGGTCACAGCAGTAAGCACCAACAGTATATCTACGAGTTTTACACTTTCAGCCGATAGTGGTTCCAATGATACATTCAATACAGGTGAAACGCTGACAATCAGTGGTACCTCTAATGAAGTAGAAACAGCAGTCTCAAACAACGAAATCACTATTGGCCTACCAGACAATGTAACAATCGGTGGAAACCTTACAGTTACAGGAAACTACACCGTCAACGGAACAACGACAACTGTCAATACTGCGAATTTAGATGTTGAAGACCCACTCATTAAGTTAGCAAAAGCAAACGATAGCTCAGATTCAGTAGACATTGGTATATATGGTCTTTATGACACCTCTGGATCGCAAGACCTTTATTCAGGATTATTTAGAGATGCAAGCGATAGCGGAAAATGGAAACTGTTTAAAAGTTTACAAGCAGAGCCTACAAGTACAGTAAATACCAGTGGAACAGGATATACAAAAGGCACGTTGGTTGCAGACATTGAAGGTGATGTAACAGGAGATGTAACAGGCGCTCTCACAGGAAACGCATCTACTGCAACTGCATTAGCAACAGGTCGTACAATAGCCCTAGCAGGCGATGTAACAGCCTCTGGTGTGAGCTTTGATGGTACGGGTAATATATCTCTCACAACAACGATAGCTGCAAACAGTGTCGCATTAGGAACCGATACAACGGGTAATTATGTCGCCACAGTTGCAGATGCAGGAAACTCAAGAATAACAGTTGCAAACTCAGGCTCAGAAACAGCAGGAGTCACGCTTGATATTGCAGATAATGCGATTGGGATTGCACAGCTTGCAGGAATTGCTAGAGGAAAGATTATATATGGAGATGCTTCAGGAAACCCTGCTTTATTGGCATTGGGTAGCAATAATCAAGTCTTAAAATCAGATGGCACTGATTTGGTTTGGGGTTCTGATTCAGGCTTATCCACTGAGGAAGTACAGGACATCGTTGGTGCAATGTTCAGTAGCAATACTGAAACAGGCATAACGGTAACGTATGAAGATGGGGATGGAACAATAGACTTAGTAGTAGGCACTCTTAACCAAGATACTACAGGAACTGCCGCTCTAGCTACCTCAATCACTGTCTCTGCTAATAATTCTACTGATGAAACTGTTTACCCATTGTTTGTAGATGGAGCCACAGGAACGCAAGGCGCAGAAACAGACACAGGATTAAGTTATAACCCAAGTTCAGGTAATTTGACGATTGGCGGTGAGCTTAGTGCCGCAACATTGGATATCTCAGGCAATGTAGATATAGATGGAACATTGGAAGCAGATGCGATCACGATTGATGGTACAACGCTCTCAGAGACGATTGCAGACACTGTTGGAGCAATGGTATCTAGTAACACCGAGTCAGGAATAACTGTTGCCTACGATGACAGTGATAATACGCTTGACTTCACTGTTGCAACGCTCAATCAAGATACAACAGGAAATGCGGCAACCGCTACAGCTTTAGAAACAGGCAGAACAATCGGAATGACAGGGGATGTCGTTTGGACTTCTGCATCATTTGATGGATCAGGAAATGTCACAGGTACAGCAACCATACAAGCTAACTCAGTGGCATTGGGTACTGATACCACTGGAAACTATGTAGATAATGTCACAGGCGGTACAGGTGTCTCAGTTTCAGGATCAGCAGGGGAAGGTTGGGAGCCACAAATATCTATAGGACAAGCCGTAGGAACGTCTGATTCTGTTACCTTTGGTTCTGTAGCTGTAGATAATTTCACGCTCAATGGGACTGAATTAGACCTATCCAGTGGCGATTTCACATTGGATGTAGCAGGTGATATCAATTTAGATGCCGATGGTGGCGATATCGTACTCAAAGATGGTGGTACACAGTTCGGTAAAATATCCAATGCATCTACCATTACGCAATTCAATACAGTGGATTCAATCATTGTACCCAAAGGAACAACAGGACAAAGGCCTACAGGTGTTGCAGGAATGTTCCGATACAACACGACAGATGGCAAGTTTGAAGGCTATACGAATGCTTGGGGCGAGATTGGTGGCGGTGGTAGCGGTCTATTTTCTACCAATAAGTTCACTGGTGATGGCTCAACCACTGCATTTACAATGTCAACTGCACCTGCTGATGAGAACTATGTCATTGCATTTATTGATGGTGTATACCAAAACAAAGATGCTTTTAATGTCTCAAGCACAACAATCACCTTTGACACCGCACCTGCAAACACAAAAACAGTTATTGTTCATGTGGTTGGAAGCACAGTATCAGGAGCAAATGCCAACTTAGATACATTCACAGGAAACGGATCAGCCACCG